TGTCAAATAAAAAAAATGAGGCTACCCGAAGATAGCCCCACTTTTGGGAGAAGGAAAACTCCTAACGATTACTTGACTTCGTAAGGATGCCCATACCATGCCATCTTATTGAGGTTGTTGTCAAGCCATTTATTTGCATCTTGTTTATTTTTTGTCACGTGGACAGTTTGCCATGCCAGTAGGTCTACAGCTTGTCCTGACTTTATGCGTTCGATATTTGTCAGTCCCATCCTTGCACAAGATAATTCAGCAACAACTTGCCATTGTTTATCGTACTGTCTTTGTACCAGTTCGGTCTTAGTTTCACGTTTCTTCATTCTCATCTTCCAATATTTGTATGTAAATGTCTATTGCTTCCCTTATCAAGTCAGCAACACTGACCTGTTCGAGGCTTGTCTTGGTTTGTTCGCGAGACATATTAGATAGTTTGTCCCACTGTTCGACAGTCATCAACAGGTTGTAAGTTTTAGTTTCTTCTAATATCTTAATCGGACGTGGCATTTGGTTCCCGCCCTTCTAGCTGATTGATTCGCATATCAATGTAGCGTTTGGCTTTCTCCAAGTCTTGTAACTCATTTGTCTCAGATTTGTAGCCCGCCCGCATAATATACTTTATCACGTTGCCCATCCAGAAAGGCAACTCATTGTTCATAATGAATGATACAGGTTCGATTGCATATCGTTCGTAATGCTTTGGGTTTTTAATCACATCACTTTGCAACATGGCTTGTTCTTCTTTTGTCGTTCTATAAGACATATAATCGTAGTATCCTAAATTATCTTTATCTACTTCTTCATCAGTCATATTAGTTATATCCTAATAGTTAGTTTTTATATATAGGGTTTTCCCCAACAGGTTAGACCTAGAAATAACACGGATAAATTAGCCCGTCAATAAAAAAAATAATTTGACAGCGTTTTTTATTTGTCATATATGTTACTCATGGCTAACTGGATTCAAGATTACGTGATGGACTTACCACTGCAACCGAATGGTCGGATGCGGATGGATTGTCCTGTTTGTGCTAAGAAGAACACATTTAGTGTTGGGGAACAGGATGGGCAACGACTATACCACTGTTTCCATGCAGACTGTAGTGCGTCAGGTAGGACGGGGTTTCGTTTAACTAAGGATGTAACAACGCATCCCATGTTATTGAAAACAAAGAAGAAGTCTTTGTCTCCTTTCCCTTCTTCTGGTTTTGAAGTACCCGAAACTTTCGTCTCTATATCACGTAGTCCTGAATCGGTTAGCTATTTAAAACAGGTCAATGCATACGAATCATACTTGGAAGGGAGAGTTGATTTGCGATTTGATTTCAAACGCAATCGTATCGTATACATGATTACAGATGGCAAGCGGTTAGTTGATGCCGCAGGTCGAACTTTAACTGGTGAGAAACCAAAATGGTGGAGATATGGAAAGTCAGGTAATCCTTTCGTTTGCGGCAGGGGACGTGTGGGTATTCTTGTTGAAGATTGTGCTAGTGCTTGTAGTGTTTCGCGCAATTTTTCAGGGATAGCACTCTTAGGTACAAACTTATTGGACACACACATCAGCGTTTTACGCAAATATGAAAAGGTTTATGTAGCCCTAGATAAGGACGCTACAAAGAAAGCACTAGAGATAGTGCGTAAACTACAGGGTATAGTACCCACTAACTTATTGATTTTAAATCAAGATTTGAAGGATATGGATAATGACACAAGAGAACGGACACTCTCAAAATACGCTTGAACATCAGGTGTTAGGCTACATGCTTAACCACGAGTTTTACAATAAGGTAAAGAACATTGTTAGTAGGGACATGTTCGCGGGGCGCGACTCTACAATATTTGATGCAGTTACTTACGCACACAAACAATACAACATAGACATCCACCCTAGGCAGTTATCTGCCGTGGTTGCTGACCGCAATCCCGCCATGCCAAATAGCGCAGTGATAGAAATATATAGTATAATAGACAACCTATCGGTGAACATGTCTTCTCAGATGTCCCTCGAACTTGATGTGGTGAAGAATTTCTGGGTACGAGACAAAGCACGTCAGATTGGCGAACGTGCGATTGCTATATTCACAGGCGAATCGGAACACTTCGGGGAACTGAAGACGTTGATTGACATGGTTGAAGATGGTAGGATGACGGACAAGACTACCTATAGTGAGATGGATAAGGGGTTCTCGCAGTTGGTCGATGAGGAAGTTGGAGAACCTGACTTCCCTTTTGGTTGGGATTTGTTGTCTGAGAATTTGGCGGGCATGGACAGGGGCAACCTTGGTATCTTGTTTGCTAGACCAGAGGTAGGCAAGACCACGTTCTGTGCGTTTCTTTGTGCGAACTACCTGCGACACAAACAGAAAGTGGTGTACTGGGCTAACGAAGAACCTGCTGAGAAAATAAAGTTACGCATCATACAGTCTTACTTTGAACGTACACGACAACAAATGTCTGAGGAACGACATGAGTTGGAAAAGAGATACACAGAAGAGGTAGAACCTTACTTAACTGTGATGGACTCTGTGGGTACATCTATGGAAGAACTAAATGATTATGCCCAGCTAAACGAACCAGATGTTATGTTCTGTGACCAGTTGGATAAGTTCCGAATCGGTGGCGAGTTTAATCGTGGTGATGAGAGACTTAAAGAGATATATGTAACGGCACGTGAGATTGCCAAGCGCAACAAACTATTGCTGTGGTCTGTTAGTCAGGCAAGCTTCGAGGCACATGACCGCCAGTTCATCGACTACTCTATGTTAGATGGTTCACGAACTGGTAAGGCAGGGGAAGCGGATGTGATTATTGGTATAGGTAAGACGGGTAGTTCAGAGGAAGAGAACACTGCACGACACATTTGTATTTCTAAGAATAAGTTGAATGGGTGGCACGGAATGTTTACCAGTCACATCGATGTGCATACGGGGGTGTACTATTAATGAACATCCTAACGTTTGATGTGGAAACAACCCACAAGGAAAAACCCAACGGGTCTACCACTCCCCTGCCCTACTTTGGCAACATGCTAGTATCCATAGGGTATAAGTGGCTAGATGAAGAACAGGTATTCTACGACTGTTACTACCACAGTACAGAAGCACCAACACCTAATGCGTTTCAAGACTTTCAAGCTGCCTTGAACTATGCGGATATCATAATCGGACACAACATCAAGTTCGATTTATCTTGGATACGCGAATCAAACTTTACATATGAAGGACACGTTTATGATACGATGGTTGCAGAGTATATTCTATCGAAAGCAAGAAACTGGGCTTTGTCACTTGCTTCTGTTGCAGAGAAGTATGGTGGAGTGCAAAAGGAGAAAGACCTCATTACGCCCTACTTCAAAGAGGGCAAGACTTTCTATGATATACCGTGGGATACGATAGTGGAGTATGGTATAGCTGACGTACTGGCTACAGAACAAGTAGCCCTAGAACAACTCAAAGCCTTTGGCACAACGTTCGAGGAGATATTTGATGACGCTAATACCGACATTGCGTCTGTCGCTTGAGATGACAGAAGTTCTATCTGAAATAGAACGTAACGGAATAAAAATAAATTACAAAACCTTGATGGATATCAGGGACGAGTACGAACAGGAGATGTTTATACTCGAACGCAGACTAAACGAACTAGCCGCGAATGCAATGGGGGACACACCTGTTAACCTTGACAGCCCTGACGATAGGTCGATGCTGTTGTACTCTTGCCGTGTTGCTGACAAAAGGGAATGGGCTACCATATTCAACTTGGGACACGAGATGCGGGGTGCAACTAAGAAGCCCAAGCAAAGACGACGCATGAGTGATGCTGAGTTTAAACGGACTGTGGTGCGGGAGACAGACGTTATCTACAAGACACGTGGTTCACAATGTTCGAACTGCATGGGTAAGGGACGCTTCAACCCCTTGCGTAAGGATGGCACAGTAGGTAAGGCTGTTCGTATCTGCAAGACTTGTAACGGGTTAGGGGTAGTTTATGAAAGCACTGGCGAGGTTGCGGGCTTCAAGGTTATTCCCCGTGACACCTATGATGTTGCAGCAGGGGGCTTCAAGACGGACAAAACCACGTTGAGTGATTTGTCACTGGCGTTGCGTGGTGACGCACAAGAGTTTGCCAAGGGGTACGTTCGCTACTCCGCCCTGCGAACATATCTACGTTCATTCATTGAGGGCATAAACAATAATCTAGACCCTAATCACTGTATACATACAGAGTACATGCAGTGCATCACAGCAACGGGTAGGCTGTCTAGTCGCAACCCAAACTTCCAGAACATGCCACGCGGTTCTACGTTTGCAATTCGCAAAGCTATTGAAAGCAGGTTCGAGGGCGGGTCTATCTTGGAAGGTGACTACGCACAGTTGGAGTTTCGTGTTGCGGGCTTTCTTGCCAGTGATGACAACATACGTCTTGATGTAGAAGCGGGAACGGATGTGCATAGTTATACAGCAAGCATCATAGGTTGTAGTAGACAAGATGCCAAGGCACATACCTTCAAGCCCCTGTATGGTGGCGTTAGTGGCACAGATAATCAGCAACGCTACTACCGTGCATTCAAGCAGAAGTATGTGGAAGTTACTGAGTGGCACAAGAAACTACAGAAGGATGCGGTAACTAAGAAGGAGATAACATTACCATCAGGCAGGGCTTACTGCTTCCCCGATTCCAAGTGGACTAAGTATGGTACGGCTACTAACCGTACTGCTATCTGCAACTACCCCGTTCAGGGATTTGCTACCGCAGACCTACTGCCCATATCTTTAATCGGTATTCACAGACGCATGAAGAAGCTAGGCATGAAGTCTGTGATATGCAACACAGTACATGACTCTATCGTGTTAGACGTGTACCCGTCAGAAGAACAGCAATGTATAGATGTGATGGTAGAAGCTATGTTGTCCTTGCCAGAGGAGACAGAACGTAGGTATGGAGTCAGATATGACATGCCTATCGGTATAGAATTAAAAATGGGAAAAAACTGGCTTGACTTAGAACCTGTTTATGAGGTATAATCAATTTACGTAAAACTATAACCCAAGGAGTAAATAGCAAATGGGTACAGAATTAGAACTAATCGATAATGAATTTTCAATGGATATTACTGATGATAAAGAAGGATTACTTGCTGCACTTGGTCAGGATGGCGTAGGTGAAAGCAAGCAGTCTGGACCCTCATCGTTACGCATCAATTACGATGCCGATACAGATGATGGTCACACCTTGAAGCGTGGCACGTGGAAAGTGTGGAACGGAACAGAGAACGTATTTTCTGACTCTGTGTTCATAACACCTATGCTACGAACATTCGAGTACAACATCTTCGACGCAGAAGAAGGTGCTATGGTTGCACGTAGCGTTCAGCGCAAGAAGATGACGGACGCATTCCCAGATAACAATGGCGGAATGAAGTGCGGTAGACTAACACGGCAAGAAGAGGACGGCTTGGGTCAAGACGACGCAAGATTGTTGCTTTCTAAGTCTGTAACTTGTAATGTTATTGTGTATGGTAAGTTGGATATGCCAGATGGTAAGACTGCCGCAGGTAAGAAAGCACCGTTAGAGAACCTGCCATTCGTAGGCTACTTCAAGCGTTCTGGCTTTCGTCCAATCAACGACTTCATACAGCAGAAGTTGGGCAACAAGATACCACTACCAACCGCATACATTGAGTTGAAGACAAAGCGTATGTCTAACGGTGGCGTTACCTATTGGATTCCACAGCCTGAGTTAGTGAAAGAAGTTCAGTTCACACCTGAGTCTAAGGAACTAATGCAGAAGTTCATGGATACTGTTGCGGCATCTAACGCCAAGGTTATCAATGAACACAAGGATGCCAAGAAGCAGATTGTATCAGATGAGGACGTTGACTTAGCACAACGCTTCGCATAATGATTGCCCTGTACGAGATACAGGACTTCTTAAAAAAAGCAGGGCAGGGAGAGGTAGACTCTTCCTGTCTTGAAGTTTGGATAGAGAAGTTTGGTGAAGACTGCAAGGACTCATTACGTAAACAACTATCACGTAACGATGATTACCGCATACGTATGTCCGGTATTGGTCGCCCCCTGTGTCAGCAAAAGCTAGAGAAGAAGGGACACAAGCAAGAAGTTGCGTACAACGATGTCATGCGCTTCCTCATGGGAGACTTGGTAGAAGCTGTTGCCGTGTTCGTTATGAAAGCGGCAGGAGTTAAAGTTGTAGATACGCAACGTGCGTGTGAACTAGAACTATCTGGTAATAAGATTAAGGGAACCCTAGACTTGGTTATGGACGATGGGGAAGAGAAGGTTTGGGATATCAAATCAACTAGCCCTTGGTCGTTCGATAACAAGTTCGCGGGACGCGGTGGTTACGATGCAATCAAAGAGGATGACCCCTTTGGTTACATCATGCAAGGCTATCTCTATGCCAAGTCACAAGATATGCCTTTCGGTGGTTGGATTGCAATTAACAAGTCCTCTGGTGAGTGGGCTTTTGTGGAAGCACCTGACGACCAAGAGGAAGACCTTAAAACGTACATTGCTGAAGCAGAGAAGCGCGTAGACAGCCTTAACAAGGACGAGGCATTTAAGATACCCTTCGAACCCGAAGACGAGGTGTACACCCTCAAGGGAGAGAAAATAAAAACAGGTAACAAACTGATGCCAAAGACCTGCACCTTCTGTTCATTCAAGAACATCTGCTGGAAGAAAGCAGAGTACTTACCTAAGGCTACATCCAAGGCTAAGTTTCCACCGATGGCGTGGTACACCAAGGTTGTAACGAGTAAAATATAATGCCAGTGCTTTACACAGACACATACCCTTTAAAAGTAATGCAACTAAATCCGCAGATGATGTGTGTGTTTGTAGAGAGTCACGAAAGAAGGGGCGGGGACCCTGCGACTGTACAGGTTCGCGGGCTAGAAAAATCCCTGCCCTTAACTATCCGTAACAACTTTTCTAACTCTGGGTATCTCGTTGCTGATACTGAGGTTCGGGATATAAAGAAGATAGAGGAAGAGTTTCAAAACATCATGTATCATCTTAGAAGAGGGGCGACTATATGTCTTCCAACACTTCGTCTAAACGACCAAGTAAACTACCTAGAAAAGCATACCCCAAAAGTAGAACAATATCTCTTAAAAAGGCTAGAGGTGATGAAACAGGGATATCCCCTGCTAGAATCATGAGGAAAACTAAATACCGTTCTATGTTCGAGATAAACATAGCCAAGAAGTTAGCAGAAAATAAAATAAACTTTGAGTACGAAACTAAGAAGCTAACGTATATACCAAAGCCGCGAACATACACCCCAGACTTTTATCTGGTTGACAAGGATATCTATATAGAAGCCAAGGGGCATCTGGATAAGGGGGACAGAGTTAAGATGGTGTTGATAAAGCAACAGTATCCAGAGTTAGATATTCGGTTTGTGTTCTTGCGGGCAAGCAACAAGATTTACAGAGGAAGCAAAACAACCTATGCTGATTGGGCAACCAAGTACGGTTTTCCTTGGGCAGAAGGTGGTATTCCAGAGGAGTGGTGCAGATGAGTGAAGATATAGAAAAAGAAATGGAGATTGCAAGTCTTCTTCAAGGAAGATACTACATGATTCTAAACAACAATGAGAGTGAAAGTTTTTCTATGGCAGCATACGATACTAATGTAGATGCTGATGAGGACGAAGATGTACCTGCGGGTAAAATTATCTTGTGTGGTTTGATTGAATTGTTAGAGAATGACTTTGACCGTGTATGGGATGCGGGTATGGCTAGACTTAGTTTTGCATCTATGGTAGAAGGTTTGCAGATAGAACTAGAAGATTATGATGAAGAGTCTATCACAGATAAAGTTCTTGCAAGAGAAGACAACGTAGTTAAAGTTAAGTTTAATAGTGAACAATAAAGACAAAGGAGAAGTTAATGAATAACATGTTACCCACCCCATATCAGCAGTTCATACATAAGTCTAGGTATGCCCGTTGGTTAGAGACAGAACAACGTCGTGAGAATTGGGACGAGACAGTCGATAGGTATATAAGGTTTATGAATAACCAGATATTAGGAAAGCACAACGTCGAGTTATCTGCAAATGATATCAATGACTTACGTGATGCAATTCTAAGTCAGGAAATCATGCCATCTATGAGGGCTATGATGACAGCAGGACATGCCCTAGCCCGTGATAACATTTGCGGATACAATTGTAGTTACATACCTGTGGATAGCCCTCGTTCCTTCGATGAGTGTATGTACATACTTATGTGCGGTACTGGTGTTGGGTTCTCTGTAGAACGTGCTAACGTGGATAAGTTACCTGTTGTTAGCGACGGTATGAACGACTCTGACACTGTGATTACAGTGGGGGATAGCAAGCCGGGCTGGGCTAAAGCATACCGCGAACTTATTGCGTTACTTTATGCTGGACAGATACCTGCGTGGGATATGTCGGATGTCAGACCTTCGGGCGAACGACTAAAAGTAATGGGCGGGCGGGCTTCTGGTCCTGAACCACTTACAGACCTTTTCAACTTTACTGTTGAGACATTTAAAAAAGCACAGGGGCGCAAGCTATACCCTATTGAGTGTCACGACTTGATGTGTAAGATTGGTGAGATAGTTGTGGTCGGTGGAGTCAGACGTAGTGCGTTGATTTCATTATCTAATCTAAACGATGACCAGATGGCACATGCTAAGTCAGGTCAGTGGTGGGAGAATGAGGGGCAACGTGCGTTGGCTAACAACAGTGTTGCTTACAAAGAGAAACCACAGATGGGAACATTCTTACGTGAGTGGCTATCTTTGTACGATAGTAAGTCTGGCGAACGCGGTATCTTCAATCGTGAAGCAGCAGACAAACAAGTTGCAAAGAATGGCAGACGTGAGACAGGACATAGATGGGGGACTAACCCATGTTCGGAAATCATCTTACGCCCCTATCAATTTTGTAATCTATCAGAGGTGGTTGTGCGTGAGGGTGATGACCTTAACAGCCTGAAGCGTAAAGTTCGTCTGGCTACTATTCTAGGAACACTACAATCAACCCTGACTGATTTTAAATACTTGAGGAAGATATGGAAAGACAACACAGAAGAAGAACGTTTATTGGGCGTTTCATTGACTGGTATTATGGACCACTTCGTCCTTTCCAAGAACGTAGACAGCGCAAAGTGGCTACAAGAAATGAAGGAAGAAGCAGTGCGAACGAACAAAGAGTATGCCCAGATGCTTGGAATCCCACAAAGCGTTGCCATTACTTGTGTCAAACCTTCGGGTACTGTGTCTCAACTCGTGGACGCAGCTAGTGGTATTCATGCACGACACAATGATTACTACATTCGGACAGTTCGCGGGGATAACAAAGACCCCCTAACACAATTCCTAATCGAGTCAGGAATACCTTCTGAACGTGATGTTATGAAGCCTGATTCAACAACTGTATTTAGCTTTGCCATGAAGTCACCTATGGGTGCGGTAACACGGACGCAGATGACAGCCATCGAACAGCTAGAACTTTGGAAGACGTATGCCTTGAATTGGTGCGAACACAAACCATCTGTAACTATATCAGTTAAGGAACATGAGTGGATGGAAGTTGGTGCGTGGGTGTATGAAAACTTTGATGTTGCATCTGGTGTCTCATTCTTGCCACATAGTGAACACACTTATCAGCAAGCCCCGTATCAAGACATAGACGTGGATGAGTACAACGAATGGATGCAGGTGTTTGGTAACACAGTTATCGATTGGCAAAAACTAACAGAGTTTGAACGTGAAGACAACACTACTGGTTCCCGCGAACTTGCTTGTACAGCGGGTGTTTGTGAAGTTGTTGACTTGAATGCAGCGTAGGAGAAAACATGAACTTAAATGAATATCAAGAGAAAGCAAAGTCTACTGCTATATATCCTGAGAACGCTAAGATTACCTACACGGCACTTGGCTTGGCAGGTGAGGCGGGAGAAGTTGCAAACAAGGTCAAGAAG